GGGGTGCCGGATGGTCGCTGAGCCGCCCACGCGGATCCTGTTCCGTCCTCTGCAGGACTTCGTCCTCATGGTCCCGCTGGTGGATGGCGCCACGGAGGCTGGGATCATGCTGCCTGAGCAGGCGGCGAAGGCGCAGGCGTACCGGCCCAGGCGGGCCAGGGTGATCGCGGTGGGCCCTGGAGCGCATCAGGACGGGGTCTACCAGCCGACCACGGTGAAGGTAGGCCAGGTCGTGTTCCCAGCGGGCTCTCACATGGTCCTGAGCGACCGTGGGCAGGAATACTGGGTCTGCAACGAGGGGGCGCTGATGGGGGTGGAGGAATAGGAGTGGATCAGGGCGTCCTGGGCCAGCGTTCGTGGCTGGAAAGCGGCCCTGGGGACCGTGAGGGCCGGATCTGCGCCTACGGGGAGGCCGCGGGGATGCTCGTGGACCACGCCTACGAGTTCCAGGGGTTTCAGGTGGGCGACGGGATGGTCGGAGCGGCCCAGGTGAAGCATCAGGGCCGAAAGTACAACCTGCGCATGACAGGACTGTCACGAACGGGCCGCATCATGGCTGCCTGGGAGGAAGTGTGGTGGTCCTGAGCCCCGAGGCTGCCGCAAGGGCCTACTGGGCCGCCAGAGCGTACTCCGCGTGGCAGCGTGGGGACGCTGAGGGGGCCGTGCGGCGGTATCAGGAGGACTCTCCCATGGCCGCAGTGGGCGACAACCCCAAGATCGGGGAGGCGCTGGTGATCGTGGCCCACAGGAGGCTGGCAGAGCGGTTCTGGAGCAAGCGGCAGACTGGCGGGGTGGACGGACTCGAGCGAGCTGGTCCGGAGATGCGGTCCTGGAGCACGGGTGCCGTGCAGGTGCCTGGGTACACGCGGCCGGTGGTGGGGGTGTTCGAGAGGCCGTACCGGGCTGTGGGGGTGAAGTAGGTGGTCCTGACCGCCCCCAGCAACTTCCGGGTCTTCGGGGAGGGCCAGGAACCCTTCCGGTGGCTTGAGGGGACAAGCGAGCCCCCTAAGGAGTGCATCTTTGAGGGCGTCCCCGGCTGCGGGAAGACCCGGATCTGGGCCGAGTGGATCAAGCACGTCTGCATCCGCTACCCCAGGAGCAAGGGGCTCGTGCTCAGGGACACCCGGGTGAGCCTCTCGGACTCCTTCCTGCCCATCTGGGAGGAGGAGGTGCTGGGGCCGACGCATCCGGCCGTCCTGGGGGGTCCGAGCCGGGAGCGCAGGGAGCACTACAAGCACCCGGCGCTGGGAGGCGAGGTCTTCCTGGGGGGAATGGACCACCCGACCAAGCTGTTCAGCACGCAGTACGACTGGATCTACTTCAACGAGTGCCAGGAGACCTCCGTTGACAAGTGGGAGCTCCTGAACCGCGCGCTGCGGCCCCGTGGGCTGATCGTGGGGGAGGATGACTCGCTCAGGCTGCCCTTCCGGCTGCTGTGCGGGGACTGCAACCCCGCTGACCGCTACCACTGGGCCAACCGGCGCATGATCGCGGGCAAGTGCAAGCGGCTCGTGGGGCGGTTCTGGGACAACCCGATGTACTACGACCACGCCATCGGGGAGTGGACGGACCACGGGCGAGAATACCTGGACCGGCTGCGCAAGAGCCTGACCGGACCACGCCTGAGGCGTCTGTACTACGGGGAGTGGTACTCGGCAGCCGGACAGGTGCTAGCGGACTACGATGAGGCCCTGCATGTGGTAGAGGGCCGGATCGACACCACGTTCGGGGAGAACGGGGTGGTCGAGATCGCCGGTGAGGAGCCGCGGGACATCCAGTGGTACCTGGGCGCACAGGACATCGGACACGCTGCCCCCGGGGTCGCCGGGGTGTGGGCGTTTGATACCGAGGATCGGGCCTACAGGGCTGCTGAGGTCTACTGGACCGGATGGAACCACGAGGAATGGGCCGACGTGTGGGCCTTCCTGTGGGAGAAGTTCCCGTTCCGGCAGGTGGTCTGCGACCATGACAAAGCGTTCATCTCCTCGCTCAACAACCGGCTGCGCAAGTCCGCCGGGCTGACCGGGATGGCCAAGCCCGCGGCCAAGACCCGCAGCAAGGGTGAGGAGAAGGCTGGGATCGATGACATCCGAGGCCGACTGAAACGCCGGGAGGACGGCACCTTCGGCATGTACCTGCTCAAGGATGCCTTCCCCCTGGGCAAGGACCCCTCGCTGGTGGATGCCGACCTTCCGGCGTGTCTCGAGCACGAGATCCCCGCGTGGACCTTCCTGAGCGCCAGGGACGGCGAGCAGGTGCGACCCGACAGGGCGGACGATCCCGACCCCATGTGCGTGGACCACGCTATCGACCAGACGCGGTATGCGATGCGGTTCGCCAGAGACCGCACCAGGGGCCGGCGTGAGGAATACTGGCCGTTCCCCAAGGGTGGCGTGAACGACCAGCTGGGGCTCAACGCCTTCTTCCGCAAGCACGGGATGCACCGGGCTGCCGCAGTCCGTAGGAGCAAAGCATGGTAGACGTGGATCCCGACGACCTGATGCGGCGCGTTGCCGAGGACGAGGCGTACATCGACCCGTCGCTGAAGAAGCGGGACGAGCTGATCGAGACCTATGCGAGCTCGTTCCATCTCGGCAAGTCCGGCAAGGCAGACGAGCCGGAGAACCACCCGTTTGAGTTCACCAGCCTGTTCCTGCCGCTCCTGGCCTACACCAACCCGCGCGTGAGGCTGGGAACAGCGAGCAGGTCGCGGCAGAAGCCGGCCGTACAGGCGCTGAACCACGCGATCAACCGCTGGGTGACACAGACGGGGTTCGTGCGGCTCGCTGAAAAGCTGGCGATGGACTACTTCTTCGGCTGGGGCGCAACCGTGGCCTCTGTGGGACCGCGTCCCGGCATGTGGGAGAACGACCAGCCCGACTGGTGGCCCATGCTGTACCGCGTCTCGCCACGGCAGTTCGGGTTCGACCACACCGCCTACAGCTTCGAGCAAGCCGAGCACGTCTGGTGGTCGTCCGCCGCTGACCATGCCGAGATGGTCGAGATGGCGAGGATGGACGCAGAGCGCGCCGAGAAGGACCGGGAAGGCTGGATCGCTGATCGCGTGCGCGAGATGAGCCCCGGCGGGGGCATGGACCGGATCAAGGCAGAGAAGCAAGAAGACGCCGATCTGCGCAACCAGGTGCTCTACTACAACGTCTGGGTGCCAGGGGCGCGGGTGAAGGAAGAGAACACACCCGAGAAGGGATACAGCGGCGCGATCTTCACCTTCGCGTGGTCCACCGGAGACGCGGGCATCGAGATCCGGGAGCCGTACGACTATCGCGGACACCCGGACGGGCCGGCGACCCTGTGGGGCTGCTACACCGTGCCCGACGAGGCGCTGCCCCTCTCACCGCTGATCCCGACGGCACAGCTGCAGAAAGATCTGAACCGCGTGGCCAGGGCCAACACCGCGGCCAGCCTGAGCTGGAAGCGGACGCTGGTGACGGAAGACGATCAGCTGGCGAACGATATCAAGTACGGCGTGCATGACGGGATCGCCGTCGCGGAGTCCGTGAACAAGGACAATCTGCACGTCTACGAGAGCGGCGGGCTGAGCGACCAGGGGCTGGCACAGGAGGGGCGGCTTCGGGATCAGCTGGACCGCAACAGCGGGATCTTCGACGCCATGCGCGGCAACGTGACCGGCGACGCCACCGCAACCGAGAACATGATCGCAGGAAGCGCGGCCAGCAACCGGCAGGGCTTCATCATCAAGAAGTTCGTGGACGCTGCATCTGCCGCCCTGGAACGCCCGCTGGCCCACATGTACTGGGAAGACCGCATCATCTACGACCTGGGCCCAGAGATCGCTGCTCAGCAGGGCGCGCAGCCCGGTCAGACGGCGTACTTCTACGGTGGCAAGGCCGAGGAGAACGGGCCGTTCGAGGAACTCGAGCTCACGGTCATGCCCCAGAGCATGGGACGGCGCAGCCCCCAGCAGGACAAGGAGGAGGCCATGGGCCTGCTCGCGCTGATGGGGCAACTGTCCGAGCTGGTGCAACTCAACCCCTTCGCGGATGTGGGGCGGGTCGCGGAACTGATCGCGGAACCGATGGGCTACCCCGACCTGCCCGACCTCGCCAACTGGGATCTGGCCCAGCAGCTGACCCTGATGCAGATCCTGGGGGACCAGGAAGCGCCCCAGCAGATGACCAAGCCCAAGCCGCAGCTGACCCGCACGGTGGCCGCTGTCAGGCAGCCTGAGAGGGGTCAGAGCACCATCGGCAAGGCGCGCTCAAACGCCCAGAACAACCGACAGCGGCTGCAGAGGCAGGGGGCGACGACCTGATGCTGTACGAGTTCGAGGACGAGGCGGGCCTGCGGGTAGAGGTGGACTACCCCATGGGAGAAGCGCCCAAAATCGGTGAAACCGTCGTGGTGGACGGCAAGAGGCTCACCAGGCTCCTGTCGATCCCGCAGGCCCGCTTTCCCACAGAGCCGGGCAGCACCATCCAGCTGCCGCCCAGAGGCTCGACCATGTGGCAGAACCTGAACCTGCCGGAACCGCCCGCCTGGAAGCCCGATGGCAGCCCCGCTTTTCAGAACCGAAAAGAGGCCCTAGAGTGGGCCAAGAAGACTGAGACACCGAATGGCGCGTTCACGTTCGACCCCTAGGACAGCCATCGCACCCGAGCCCGAGGCTGAGCCCGCTCCCGAGAGAGTGGAGGCGGAAGCCGCGGAGCAGACCTCCTACGAGGTAGCCGCCAAGTGGCTGAAGGATGCCGAGGCAGCCGGCGTGGACGACCGCAAGCCGCCCGAGGAGGCGGAAGAACCCGAGACAGAGCAACCGGCTGAACAGGCCGCGGAGGAGACCCCCGCTGAGGAGGTCGCCAAGCCCGCCGAGCCCGAGCCGGACGTGAAAGAGTACGAGAAGGCCCTCGCCGCGCTACGGCTCGACGGGGTGCCCCAGGAACAGATGGAACGGTGGGATCGCAAGGATCTCATCCGTTATGGACTCAAGAGGGCTAAGTCCCAAGGAGACGTCAAGAGCAAGTTCGATGGTTTCTCCGCAGAGATCGGCCAGCTCAAAGGTGAGCTAGCACGTCGCGGAGATCGCCCTGGAGAGCCGGAGAACGGCGATGCGGGAACCCCCCTCGGGGGCCGCTCGGTCGAGTCCCCTGGTGAACCTCCCAAGGTGAATCTCACAGACGTGGCCAAGCGCTTCAGTGAGGCGGTTGGTGTCGATTCCAAGGATGCGGAGCCGGTCCTCACGGACTTTGGCAAGGCCCTCACGGACCCGTTGTACGCGCACATTCAGCAGCTCGAGAGCCAGCTGAGGTCGCAGTCCAACCTGTCCATGGTGACCGCAGCCGAGAACGCGAGGGCAGGGCTGGGGGAAGCGTTCCCTCAGCTCAAGGACGACGACAACTTCGAGAAGCTCATCGAGGAGGGGCTGCCCCGCCTGAACGTCGATCACTACGCCAACATCCCCAACCCGGTGAAGGCGATGCGAGCGATGGTTCACGACGCGGCGATGCTCCTGTTCGGGGCCGAAGCGAAGGCGTCCGAGTCCGATCAAGAGGTTCACCAGGAAACGCCCCCAACTCAGGTGGTCAAACCGCCCTCCGGGAGAAAGCCGCCCAAGCGGCAGCTGTCGGAATGGGAACGCTCTCGGAACTGGCTGGCCACGCGCGAACGCGAGGCCGGCATGGTCTCTGACGAGTAGACGGCTAGACCGGGCCTGAGGTGAGGGCCAGGCCGCGCTGAGGCGCGGAAGGACTCGACCTATGGCTATTCCGGCGATCTTCGCTGACTTCCTCCTCTCAGAGGAGGGGGCGTACATCAACACGCCCACGAAGATCAAGGAGGCGGTGAGTTATCGCTCATCGTTCCTCCGGCGCATGCTGGCTAGTAAGTCCGCCGACGACATCCTCGCCGGTGGCGACAGCATTCGCAGTTTCATCCAGCTGGACGATGCTGGCACCGCCCATATGTATGGGATCGGTAAAGAAGAATCGCCCACTCAGCCCCAGACGGTCTCCGAGCTGCGAGCGGCTTACCGCTACCTGCGCGGCGACATGACATGGGACGACAACACCCTGCTGCTCAACACGGCAGGGAAGGCACCGAGCCACCGCTATCGCTGGCTGTTCGACTTCAAGAAGCAGATTCAGCAAGCCTGCTGGATCGACAAGATCAAGCTGGTAGAGCGCAACCTCTGGGCGTCGCCCGATGGCTCCGAGATGGAGTCTCTGACGGCCGGGGAACAGCCCTATTCGCTGACCTGCTTCAACCACGAGGAGAACTCCGGTGGCATTCCGGGCGGGTTCACTGCCGACAGCGTCACGACCCTGGAAGGCATCGCGCCGGCCACCAAGACCGCGTGGGCCAACCAGGCACTGGGGTACGACGACAGCGCCGCCACCATGACGGGCGCCAACCCGATGCTCAAGGCTATGTCCAAGATGGCGCGGCTGTGCCACTACGACGGCCTGCCGGTCAAGCCGCAGTACGGCGACTCGGCCTTGTCTCCAACCATCGTCATCACGTCGCTGGAGGGGATCAACTACCTCGAGACGGTCTTCCGGTCCTCGCAGGATCTGTTCGCCTACGTCGGGCGGCAGGACCCCACCTCACCGAAGCCGACCATCTGGGGCGTCCCCGTGGACTGGGCCGACTGGCTCACCTCCGCGGCGACCTACCCGGCCGGTAGCAACACCTACGCGACGCAGTCCGCTGCGACTTACGCAGGTGCGCGTTTCCACTTCTTCCAGCTGGAAGACATCAGCCTGAAGTTCCACTCCGAGCGGTACTTCGAGCCCCTGCCCATGCAGACGCCTTACCGGCAGCCTTCGCGGCACACGGTCTACGTGGACACCTACTACAACCTGGTCTGTACCAACCGGCGCACCCAGGGGACCGTGTACCCGACAGCATCGGTCGGCAGCTGGAGCACCTACTAGTACCGGGAGGTACATACCTATGACTGGGATCTTTTCATCTCTCGGTGGGGCTGGCGACGGTCTGTTCATCGGGAACTACGACGTGGTGGTCACGAACCGTTCGGGTGCCACGTTCGCCTACGGGGATGTCGTTGGCTTCGACATGCTCGCTGCGGCTTCGCAGCAGACGGAGACTACGTCGGAAAGCCCTGGCGGCTCCGGTGTGAGCATCTTCAACAACGCCATCGCTCCCCACGCGGGATCTATCTCCTATCAGCCGATGGGCGTGTGCATCGAAGCAGCCGGAATCGCGGACAACGCCAGAGGCAAGGTCCGCATCTGGGGCATCTGTGAGGCATACGTCATCCTGAACTCTGGCAACGTGACTGTCGGCATGGACCTGTCGGCCACGACCGCCAAGAACCTGGATGGCGCGCCCGCAGCCGGCGAGCGTATCGTCGGCATCGCACTGGAACTGGCTACCACGCCAACCACTCGCGCGCTGATCGACGTGTGGTTCAACGGCGCTGGCGGAGGCTTCGGAACCTTCGTCAGCTAGCAGGAGGACAGGCTCATGGTGCTCACAGCACGCAAGTGTTACGACCACATCAGGCACGCACTCGGCGGCGAGCTCCGTGACCTGTCCCCCAGAGACATCCTGAATCAGGCCGGGCGCCACCTCGCTTCCATGCACAGATGGAAGTGGCTGGAGCGTCCGGCTGTACGACTCGCTACCCGTGCCAACATCTCGATCACGGGAGCGACCTGGACGCCGTCCGGTGATCCGTCTGGCCTAACCATCGTCGAATCGAGCGGCTCTTTTGCTGACTACGACTTCCTGACAGGGGACCAGTTCGAGAGCACCGGCGGCACTGGGATCACCCAGCAGTACACCGAGATCATCCAGAAGATCGACGACGACAAGATCCAGCTGGTGTCGAGCATCGGAACTGCTGTGGCAGCGGATCTGGCCGGTACGGTCCACGCGGACGCCTGCGCTCTGCCGAGCGACTTCCGCGAGATCATCTCCATCCAGTCCAACAACTCGCTCGTGGGCAGCGTCACCCTGACCAGCCTGGGCGAGATCATGGAGCTGCGCACCGACCAGAGCTTCACCACCGCGTTGGACTGGTGGGTGGCGCTCTCCTGGGCACAGCCGCGCACGACCAGCCCCAGTGGCGGGGCGCCCGTCGCCAGGCTGGAGTACTGGCCCTCGGTCAGTGCCAACAACAACAGCGCGATGAGCATGTTCTACCGCGCCAAGTGGCTGGACGTGTCGAACGACTCGGACTACGTGAGCGTGCCCGACTACGTGGAGCAGCTTGCTATCCGGCTGGCTCGCGCCTGCGCCTTGGCGTGGGAGGAAGAGGACCAGGCGAGCCTCACCATGCGGCTGGCGGAGATCGAGCAGGGCCCCGAGTTCTACCGCGCGGTCAACGTGGACAAGCTGGGCCAGCGCTACTACGGCACCCCGCTAGGTGGCCACGCTGCCGGCGGAGGCAGCTTCCGGACCATGGTGGCCAACAACGGGACCATCCTGGGAGGCCCCTCGTAGTGCCCTCCTACGTGCCCAACGCGACCATCCGCAACTCCTGGAGCCTGACCGGCGCCACGGTGGCGCACGAGGCTGTGGACAAGTCTGCGGACGCCGTGAGCTACGTGTCTACGTCTACGCCTGGGGTTCCGGTCGAGGTGGGCCTGCCCGCGGTGACCGACCCGCTGGTCTCGCGGGGCCATGTCATCAACGTCGAGCACGCGACCTCTGGCGGCACCGGCACGTTCCTGATGGAGCTGCTGGAGTACGGGCGGCGCATCTACGCGGCGCAGGTCGTTAGCACGAACACAGACACCGCCACTGCCATTCCCATCCCACACCCCGCAGTGTCCACCATCCGCAACTACTCGGGTCTCCAGCTGCGGGCCATCTCCAACGGCCCCCCCGCGGGGTTCGAGCAACGCATCTCCTACATGGGCCTGGACGCACCGGCGGCGGCCTCCTTCGCCAACCAGCGACTGTCCCTCTACCCCTGCCCCTGAGCCATGGCCTTCACAGCAGCAGACGCCGACGTCTTCCTGGACAGCTTCGACCACTACGACGACAAGGCCGAGATCGGCATGAAGTGGACGTCGTACGACAGCTTCTACAACACGATCAGCTCGACCACGGCGTTCTCCAGCGGGCAGTCCATCTACAACGCCCGGTTGCACAAGGGCGTCACGCCCATCGCACAGGTCGTGGGCGGGGCGCGGCTGAACTTCGATTTCGACACGATGAATGCCCACTACATGCTGGTGGGTACGGTAGACAGCTCGACTGACACCACCACCTCGCAGCTGAACATTCGCGTGCTGCCCTCTGGGCACATCGCCGCATATCGTGCCAACACCCTGCTGGGACAGACCACGCAGCCGCTGATTCAGGCTGGCGTGTGGAACTACATCGAGTGGGGCTTCTCCATCGCCACCGGCGCCACTGGCATCGTGGTGGTGCGGGTGAACGAGCAGACGGTCCTGAGCCTCACCAGCCAGACGACTGCGACCGCCGCCACTATCGACATCGTAGAGCACGGCCAATCCGTTGCTACGGGCGCGTCGGTGTTCCAGTACATCGAGGGGTACATAGACGACTACTACCTACTCCCCGGCTCGGGCGCGGCATCTGCGGGCGACTTCACCACCGCCATGTGGGGCGACGTGCGCATGGGCTTCATCGTGCCGGAGGGGGCGGGTAACGAGACCGACTTCACTCCGAGCGCTGGCGCCAACTGGGAGTGCGTGGACGACATACTGGCCAACCAAGACACGAACTACGTGCAGAGCGGGACGGCGGGGCACCAGGACGACTACACATTCCAGGACATCACGCCGACCCCGACCAGCATCAAGGCGGTCCAGCTCTCGATCCAGGAGAAGGCGATTCAGGCGACTGGGCGTGTGAGCCGGCAGCGCTGGCTGATCGGTAGCGACGCGTTGCCGTCCACGCTCGTGGAGTACGAAACAGACGACTACGGGGTTCCGACCTCCTACCAGTTCCACCGCGTCGTCAGGCAGAACAACCCCAACCCAGACGGCAGTACCGCCTGGACCAAGGCCATCATCGACGCAGCCCAGTGGGGCCTGAAGGTGCAGACCTAGATGGTTGACGAGGTCCGAGCATCTCAGCTGGCGGCTGAGCTGGTCCTGGAGGAGGCGGACGCCACTTCCAAGGTGCGCGCGTCACAGCTTGCCCTGGAGGCGGCTCTGACCCGCAGAACGGCCGACGTGCGGGCTTCCCAAGTCGTGGCAGAGATGGCCATCGCGGAGACCGGGGCTACCGCCAAGGTTCGCTTCAGCCAAGCCGTGATCGAGTACGTCTTCCCCGCCTTCCCGTCCAACTCGGTCACGCCGGGCGTTCTGGAGATCGAGATCCAGCTCCTGCCCATCCTGGCCAT